ATCTGCTCTTACATTCTAATTTATTAATTGATATATCTCTTAAATGCCTACTGAAAAAGATAAGATAAAAGAAATTATAAAAAGACAATCTGAACAGGTTGAACTTGTAAAGCAAAGGGCAGATGAAATAGCACAAACTAAAAGAACTCTTGAGGAGAACTTTGGTACTCTTACAAGGGCACTTGAAAAAATAACAGCTATTAAATCTAATGACCCAACAGCAATTGCACTACAAAAGGTTAGGCAAAGTACAGACAGTTTCCAAAGAATTATGGAAAAACACCAAAGGGATTTGGCAACTATTAATCCTCTTACAGGTGCAGTAAGAAAACAAAGATTTAAAACACCAGCTATAACAAACCAGGTGGTGCAGTCAGTTAAACCTAAAATAAAAACAGATGAAGTTGCTAAAAAATTAGTTGATTTATTACAGAATAAAAATCAAGAACCAAAAAAGAGAACAGAGATTTTAGCAGATGGGCGTAAGAAGGTTCATTTATATTATGGCTATGGCAAAGATGATAACAGCAACTATCAAGACTGGTGCTGGGATGAAGGTATAGATTTCTTTGGAATAGTTAAACATTATAAAAAAACTAAAAGAAGATATACGCCAAAAGACTGGGATGATTTAACTATGATTTTAAGGTCTCTTAATTTTACACCAAAAGAAGTATTAGAATATTCTATAAGTAAAATACAAACTAAAGAGAGATTTTTAGAACATAGATTATATAGAAATATAGAAGCTAGAAATGCTAGTGGACTAGAAGACTTTATTGCTATCTATAAAAAACATTTAAAAACTAAATTACCATTTAAAAGTTTTTTCTACTCTAAAGCTTTAGCCACATGGTGTGCTAGTGAAGATATATTTTTTAAGTCAGAAGAGAATTGCAGAGTTAATAAAGATTTACTTGTCAAGGCTTGGAATAAAAAATATCCAAACGATAAAATTACAGACAAGAAGAAAAAATAATCACCACCACGAAGCAGTGGAATAAAACATACCACCACCACATTGTCGTGGAAGTTGTGCCATTTAATAAAAATAAATAAATGTTATTTACACTTTGTTGGCTCTTGCTGGGTCTTTCCTAAACTTTCTGTTTAGGCTTATCTTTCTACCACGAGAGCCAACATTTATTAACAAGTGAACAAAGTGAGGAATAAATGGCAGACCCAAATAAATATAAAAGTGTATCTCTAGGTGTTAAAACCTATTGCAAGCTGAAAGACCTATCAGCATCAAACCCACATATTAAGTTAAGTATTGCAAGTACGATAACTTATTTAGTGAATAAAGAACACAAGGAGCAATATAACCAACTGTGTCCTTATGGTGATTATGATGCTGGTGCAATATCAAGGTCTTCAAGCGAGGTAAAATCAAATGACAATTGATAAAACAGTAGTCCTAGTATCAGACAAAGGACTAAATAAAAGACAGCTATTCGTAGAGAGTAAACCTGTTGTTGCAGGTAAGATACGAAGCTACATCAATTCGTTTAAAGAGATTAGAAAAACAGTTAAGGAAACATATCCTTCAGCTAAATTCTATTTCAAAGAAGTAGACGAATTGCAAAAGCCAATACTGGAATAGTAGCAAGTTGTAATGTCTGATTATTATAAAATTAATACTATGGGATTACCGAGTGCACATAGTCTACCAATTACTATTCATGAGTGTAATTATTTAGTGGAAAACTTAAAAAAGAATTTGACAAGTCAAAACCAAATCAGATATTTAAGTAATTGTTCTATTCAGAACAGACACTTCACAACATTAGATTTTATAAATTTTTTCTTAAGTTCTATAGATGTTCTATTGGAGATTAAGATGAAAATGGTAAGGAATAAAATATGAAGTATAAAAATTTTAATATTTATTTAGAAGATGTTTCAGTTTTTGTTCCTACTCCTGCACTCTTTAAGCAGACTTACAAGTCTCTTTTTGAGTTTAATAAATACAAGTCAGACTTTGAGAAGACTTGGATGTTTAGATGCTACAGATGGCGTTTAGTTATTTCTGTAGATAGGTTGGTGGAGCTCCAGAAGGTGGGCTTATACGACCAGGAGTTGGATACAACAATAAAAGCTACTGGAACAGAAGCTAATATTACAAAACTGAAGTAATTACGCCAGTAAATATTACTTTACTAGCGTAGGTACTTGATGGTATAGATATAGATAATGCAAGTGACTTTTGAAAAAAACAGGGAGGTAGGCTCTTTTGGTGGTAGAGCCTTTATAATAACAACACCTACAAATGCTTGCCTAACAATAAACAACAAGACGAAAGAAAGAGAGGAAACGATGTCATCATTTGGTGAGATTGCTTCAAAGTTTAATAAGTTAGGGGAGAATAAGAAAGTTGGAAATGGTCTATACTTACAAACTTTGATGTTATTCCATGCGATGTGTCATTTAAAAGGTGACGAACTATCGGTGGAGAACGCAAACAAAAAGCATGGCCAACTCTATGGTGAGTTTTTAAACTCTGCATCATTGAGTAGGAACAATGCAGTATTAGTTAAACTTGGTTTAATTAAACTTCATGAAAGTGAAACAGATAGAAGAATGAAATCTATTATGTTCACAATTGCTGGAGCTAAATTCAAATCTATGTTTAACGATATTCCTAAATACGCAAAGGAGGCAATATAATATGGGAATAAGTAAGCAAGCTAATGGTTCATTCAGAGTGTTTGTTTCTGTAAAAGGAAGAGGTAGAAAAACAGCTACTTGTAAAACACATGATGAAGCTTTAGCAAAAGAAGAAGCACTTCGAAGAGCTTTGATTGATGGTAGGAATGTACCAGCAGGAAGAGCAAGAACTGAAGTGACACTACAGCAGGCTTGTGAAGCTTGTTGGAATGACCCAGAAGTTGGTTGGGCTAACACCGACCATGGTAAAAAACAGAAATATTATTTTTCTAAATTTTATGAGTTCTGGGGTAAAGACAAGTTGTTAAGAGAAATAAATAAAGAAGAGTGGTATAAGTTTACAGCTCAATTCTCTGAAACAGCTACTAACAATAGAAGGGCTTGTTGCATAAACAAAGTGTTTAGACACGCACTCGACCAAGGTACTTTAGCACCACAATTTTTGTTAAAGATACCTAGAAAAAAAGAGAAGCTAACTAGGCTTTCTGTTTATGATTACGAGCAAGAAGAAGCTATCTATCAACAATGTAAAATCTTTGGCTTTAATGACCTGGAGGACTTTATAAAAGTTCTTATTGATACAGGTTGTCGAGCAGAAGAACTAATTAAATTTGCTCCAAAGGATATGCAGAAGAGCAAGCTTGGTTGGACTGGACTTGTTTATAGAAGCAAGACCGACACACAAAGTGGCATTGGTATTACAGCAAGAACAAAAGAAATACTAATGAGAAGGTCAAATATGAAAACCTACTTTGAGACCAGCTACAGGAAAATGACTTACAAGTGGCAGATGGTAAGACAGGCTCTTGGTCAAGCTGATAATAAAGACTGGGTATTTCATACTTGCAGACATACTTGTGCATCAAGACTAGCTGAAGCTGGTTGCACATATATGGAGGTATGTGATTGGATGGGTTGGAGTTATAATTCACCAGTTGCTAAAAGATATATTCACTTCTTTCCAAAAGTTAAAGTTGATATGGCGAAGAAGTTGGATAAACTTGCTATGGAAAACAGAGAAAACTTTAAGGTTATCTCTGGTAGTAAGTAAAAAGAATGTGCACTAATTGTGCAATAACTGTGCATTAGGGCTAGGCTTGTAGGAGGCGTAAGTGAAAAAGTTAAGTAAACCAATA